GCAGCACTAGCGACCTTAACTGCATAAAGCGAATGCTTTGCTGCGACTTGGATATACTCAGTCCCACTTCCGGCGTCGCTGACAAAGTCAGGCGAAACATCGGGCGTGTGTGTAGATCCAGTCCCAGCGGGGAGTACTGCCAAAGCAGTTGGGTAAACTCCAGCAGCATATGTCAGGGTCGTGTACGTCGCATAAGACGAATTGGCGGCGTTTTGGTGAAGAAGAGAGTAAACTGAATTATCATATGGTTGAGACCAACGATCATTCATAAACATCGCGAATCCGTATCCATTAGCAGTGCTACAAACAACATCAGTCCACTCAGTCCACCTATAGAGGTTGACTGGCATGAGACCGATCGTTTGAGTACTTGGAACCGGAGCTGCGTGTTCCTCGCAATTTAAAACTGCGCTGAGCCAGGCCATGTCCTGGGCTTCAGACTCACCCATAAGGTAAGTCAATTCAGTCACAGGAGAATTATTGCCTTTGGCGTAGTTCGTCTTCGCGAGAGTTTGTTTTGCATCGAGCGACTTTAGTTTCTGGATGGCTCGCTGTAATTCAGCGATCTGCCGTCCATCGTCCATGACCTTGTGAGCCACATTCTTTGATCGATTCTTAACTGGTCTTTCAATTACTGCGATCTCACTAACTGGTGCTTCACCATACATATCAGCGTACGTTAAATGCGCTGGGACGGGTGGGCGTGCTGGTCTATGACCAGAGTCGTTCTTACGATTACTTTTCTTCATTTGTTTTGTTCCTGCATTGACAGGAACGATTGGCCTTAGTACCTCATTCTTTTGCTGCACATATTGGACATAACCAATCTTAATGAGGAACCTTTCAATAAGTTCCCTCTCAGGATTGTGTCTTATCTCAAACATATATTGGGCATGTCTACTAGAATCGTAGTCATGCCTCAACAGATTGAATAAGCCCTTAGGCCAAGAAGTAAGAGATGCGACGCCATTAGTATTTTCATACCTGTGACTGCAAAAGTTAATTGGGAACTCGCCCACAACATTGTGATCAGTGATCTTAAATCCATATCTAGCATAGTCGCGATCGACTGTATTTTCAACACAGTCGTCGCCCATTGCTATCGCATAAGGCTTCTTACAGCCCTTCTCTAAGGCGAGAACATACGATAGCCCCACTCTGTTATCAGAGTTCATGGGACTAGTCAAGAAAGATCCACTTTTCATGATCCCTTCAATGGGAACCATGTCTCCACTTGACGCATCAACCATCTGAAACACCTTGCCGTTGCTCAAACTCCACAAGGAGACATGAGTCACGTGCAAGATGTTCTTAATAATCTGATGCGCCTCGACCGGCGCCTTCTTCAAATAGAAAGGCTGCGCGATCTTGTCGAAGATATCACGAAGGCATGACCAGTCCCAAGCCTGAACATCCTTGTCTTCTAGACTGAGATATTCATCAAGCGCACTTTGGAGCGCACTTGCGAAATCGGAATTCATCTCATCAGTGAATCCAATTCCGGGCTTAGCTGGACAATCCAACCATTGATCGATTCTCGCTTTAGTAAACCCGGTAAAGACAACTCTCTCGACGAGTTGCATAATTACACTCATCGAACTAATCAGTCTAAACCGTCCCTGTTTAACTTTCTCCATCTTGTGGGGCTCTTGTTTAACGAAGACTCTGATTGGATCAGTCAAGCCGAGTTCCATCAACTGGAAGACGTCTAGACCGGTCACATCATGGTCCCGGAAGTACTCTAATCTATAGAGCACGGAAGATGCCAACAAATTGGCATGACATTCCAACAAGTCACCATTAGTCTGGGCGAAATTGGACAAAGGAATTCCCGGAGATGCATCTGGATTTAAATCTTCCATGCACTTCAGGATCTCCCGTTCAAGCGATTTTCTATCTAATTTACAAACATTAAATTCTGGATACTGTGGACACATCATCTCCACCGCCTCCAAGCTAAGTTTGAGGGGCAGAGGTTCTGCATCCAAATCAACTCTATTGAGTTGAAAAGTTAGTGATTTAAATTCGGCTTCGCTATCCCGACTTGGGTCTGCGAATCCGAGGACTCTGCGCGCGATTTCAGCTTCTTCTGTAGCTTCATGCGTCGCTTCTTCGACTTTGTCAAAGATTGAGTTCCGTTTGCTTTTGGCTGGCCTTCTGTAGGCTTGTTCAAGGTACTCGATTGTGCCGCACTCCCTGAGGCGTTCACAATCGCAATGGACACCACCTGGGCCAATTTCTCCATAGAAGCTTGTGATAATTCGATTGGCCGGTTCCGGTTCGAAACCGATTCCGTTGAATTCTTCACTTGCTTCTTCTTTCCCCCGCCTCCCGACGGGGTTTTGGAGTTTAAAGGCTCGGTGGGGCCAGCTGTTGAGCTCTTAGCACTAGTAGTCTCCTTGATCATAACGTCCTCCTCTTTATCTTTAGGAGGCAAAGTGACCACTACCGTGGTTTCAAGTTCCATCGTGGATTTCTCAACCTCAACGCTTGTGGTCTCAAATTCCATAGTGGATTTCTCAACCTCAATGCTTGTAGTCTCAAGCTCCA